TGATGGTAGCGAAGTATCAAGAGCTGTTGAAGAGTTTGGCTCTGTTACGCTTGTTACTTTTTCAGACTGTACACCCCAGTATAACGTAGTGTTAACCCTTTTTCTCGGAGCAACGCCTTGAGCGACTGTTGATCTCATCGGAATCGGTGGCTGGACAACCTGAGAAGGTGTATCGATGGAACTCAATATAGAGGTGCTAGCAAGATCTTCAATTGCACCAAAAACGCCTGATCCAGATGTAATCAAGTGAGGTACGCCTCTAAACCCGACAGGTAGCGATGTTGCGGGAATTGTTCCTCGCTCCATGGCTGTTGACGGAGATACTCTAATATAGTTTGATGTGTTAGGATAACTTCCTTCTACAACAAGCTTTTGCCCACCTGCTCGCTTATCAAAATCATAAAAGATGTTGTAGTCACCAATTACTCTAGTGATATATCTTTCGTTGTTTGGATCAAGACTTAATTTAACAAATCTTTCTAAGACCTTCGGTAAAGCGTCCGTATCATGATAGTCTCTAACAAGTAGATCAAACGTGCCATATTTGTTATTGACGTTGTTCGACTTAATGATGTTTTCTATAGAGATCTTTGTACGAGTGTTACCTATAGCACCGTCGTCTAAACAGTGTACTGTAAACAAGTCTTGGTTTTGACCACCAAACTCTTGTGATATAACAGTCGGAAACTTAGCAGTCTTAAATCTGTCAGTAAACCCTTCAAAGTTAGGGATGGTTGCAGACCCAGCGTTACGAGCAAGAGAGCCAGTTAAAAGAAACGCAATATCTTCAGTCTTAATTGCTTGACCTTCTTTTACTCTTTGCGCGCTTGACGCGGCGGCTACGTAAGCAGCAGTCATTTTTGTAGACCCAGTTGGGACAGCAAGGACTGGATGAATATCATAGTGAGCATAAAGTAGGTGACCAGCTTGCTCAACCTTCGTTGGATCGCTATTTAAGATATTCGCGAAGTAATTTGGAGCGTCAGGGTCAAATGATGCAGTAATAACTGTAGGATATGTGTCGGTATGCGAGTGACCATTTTGTAGTAGTACAAATTCTTGACGACCAGCAGCAACGTTAACAGCACCTTGTGTTGATCCTGCGTCTTTAGTGGCGGCTGTACCGAATGAAAATGCAGCAGCATAATCGTTTGCGCTCGGAGCACCAAGAGGCAAGTTATTAGTAATAGCTTCCCTTGAAGCGCTAAGCGACAAGTTGACTCCAGACGGAGCCAAAAGTACACCACGAAGTACTGTCTGCAACGATTCCAAGCCTGCGCCTGTAAAGATTTCAGAGCTATTTACTTCTTGCATTATGGTACCAAGAAAGTGTGCCCTGCCAAGAGCGCCGGGGTTGGTGCCTGTTGAGCCAGCGTACGCATTTGTACCAATAGCACCATTTGCCTGGACGGTCTGTGATCCTACAGTAAAGCCAGCACGTGTTACAGCACCGTTTGAATCTCTTTTCTTACCATCGCCAACGCCAAGTGTTCTAATGAACGTTCCGGCGCTAGCATATGATAGCCATTGTCTCATCGCCATTGGTGCAAAGAGGTCAGTCTCTACGTCACCAAACTCAGCTATGAAATCAGCAAAATTAGCGACGGTAATTGGGACAAACGCTCTACCTTGTTTCGCGGTGCCAATAACGCCGGCGGGGATCCCGCTCGGGCCCGATTGAGTAGGACCGGAGAGATCGATTTCTCTGGTAGACACTCCCGGACTCTTAAAGGTAAGTTCAGCCATTTGTGATTATCTCCTGTTTCATTTCTTAACTATACTACTGAAAGTCTACGCCACTGTTTGTTATCACAAAATCTATAGCAATAAACTCAATCGCCCTAGTTGGTACTACAACAATTCGCCCGTTTAACCTATTATTGTCAATATCTTCTTGCGAATTGTTTGTGTCATCCATTACTACCTTAAATGATTCGATACCTTGTTGTGATTGAATCGTTGAGAGTAATGGAGTAACTGAATTAACAAAGCGTGCTCTGGTTGCCGACGTGTTAGGCTCAAATAAGAGTCTATCAGCGACAGTAACAACTTGGCGCTTTAATTCTAATAACATTCTTCTAACGTTTACTCTATCCAGCGCAGACTGTGCCAGTTGACATGTCTTTTGACCGAATATTACGAAGCTACCATCAGCGAAGTTTGCAATTGGATTAATTCTAGCATCGTATAGAGAGTCTCTGTCACCCGCTGTGAGGCGGATGTCAGTATTACTAACCTTATCCAATCCGCCTCGATTAAAGCCGGCTGGAGCAAACCACGGATAGGCTACAGAGTCGTTATACGCCAAGGCTCCTATAGCAGCTACTGAAGATGGTACTCTTACCTTAGATCCAGTAACTGAGTCAGTGACATATACATCTGGGAAGTATGTCGCGGTGTAGTTGTTATCGAATACTCTAGACTCAAACTTTTCAGATGTCTCTCTAACATCAGGCCACGCAATGGATGCAGAATACGGAACGGACCTATCTTCTGTTAAGAAAAGCCTAGCTTGATCTTCAGAGTATGAAGGAATGTCCATTAAGTAAATGGCCATTGAATACTCTTTGGTCTTTTCAGCAGCCCAATCTGTTACGAAAGAATCCCTTATACCAGGAATTGCAAGAATATTCACTCTTGTAGACATCGGGTCTGTTATAATCGATGTTGCCTCTTTGTAAGATACAATGTTGTTATTATTTCTTCCTGTTCCAGCGGGATTGGAAGTTAAACCGATTGTGCTAGCACTGAATCCTGTTGAAGCTTTTCCTTTCATACCACCAACGCTTGACGTGTCATCCGTTGAAGAAGCCCTATCATTCATGTAGTACATATCCTTATCTAGGATATTGACTCCATCAAAGCCGCCGAAGAACGGAATATTGAAAGCAGTGTATGAAGTAAATCGGTTAAACTTAACAGAAGAACTTTGGACTAGCGTAGCAAGAGTAACTCTACCATATCCAGCTAAATCCGGATCCATTACGGTATAGTCCTTAGAATCTGGTACTCCATTTCTAATGTACGCGGCTTCTAAGATATGCTCCTGCGCGGAACCTGTAAGGTTTTGCAGCAAGGTCGCCGTTGTTGAGCCAGTGCCGACAAGAGCAACTCTTGCAAGAGTAAATTTATTCGCTCCAAAATTGTCAGCGCCAGAACCTGTTATCAAGGTACTAATTTCCGACAAGCCTTGAAACTTTGAATAAGCTCTTAATATTGGGTTTGTAACGCTTGACGCGTTAACGTCTCTGTTTGCGCTTGCAAGGCTTCCTGTTTCAGGACACCTCTCAAACTTAACACCCCAGTTAAGTCGTCTATCAACAAGCTCTTTTTCACCAGGAAAGCCAGAGAACCAGCCATCTTTAGACTGCCCGCGAGTTAGCTTATAGCGTAAAGGAAGCGGGGGAACAATTGATCCTGTTAATGCAAACCTAGTTGAAAGCTTATCAGCGCCCCACAATCTTTGGTTACCTGTATTACCATACTGTACACCATTTACTGTAAGAGCAGAGTGCAGACGGTCTGTCAGAGCATCTGATGTCTTTATTACGGGAACACCCTTAAAGCCAAATGGACATACGTCAGAAGGTACTTCCTTATTGTAAACGCTGTCGTTGATAACAACTCTTACGAAGTTCGATACGTTAGGATACCGGCCAGTGACAATAATTCTTTTCTCAGAAGGTGTTGTAGCATCGAAGTTATAACGTGCTTTATAATCACCAACTTTTCGTCCAACAAAATCCGTTGATTCAGGATCTAATACACATGCAGGAAATGATTCAAGCACTTCAGGATTTAAATCAGAATCGTTAAATCGTCTAATTTGTACTTCGAATGAAGGGTAAGGATAGTTGTCGTTTGTTGACGCCTTTATATTGGCTATAGTAGCCTTAACCTGATCATTACCCCATGCGCCATCAGATAGCGTCTCGAAGTGAAACAAGTCATGCTCTTTACGACCATATGGCTGCGATATTATCGTTGGGGTCTTTGGTGTCGTGTACCGAGTATCAAACCGACCAAATGCGCTTAACGCCTTCGCACTTTCACCTGACAATGCAGATGCCATTGCTACTGATGAACCAGAAAGTATCGATATACCTGGTGTAGCCAGATAATCGACAGAAGCGATTTCATCTTCAACCGCAAAATCGAGGTAAAGCAAGTGCTTTTCCTCTTCAAATTTTAGCGGGTCTGTGTTTAATACATTGGAAATGTACGACTGGTGCGTCGGGTTAAGAGACGCAGTGAGTATGTTAACTCCTACGCCAGCAATATCTTTAAACTTGCTGGTATACTCTGCACCGGCTGACGATGATATTGCTAATGCAAAAGTAAAGTTGCTGTCTTCTAAATTAGCGTTCTGGTCTAGCGAGTTGCCCCACGCCTCTCCGATATTAAGCACCTGTATTCTTGAGCCGGCTGCTGTTAAAATAACGGCACGGACCAAGTCTGCTTTGTCCCCAGTTTCGCTGAGAGCAAAGGAAGGGTTATCATTGAATATGGGGTAAGAGAAGTCTGTGGATGATGATACGTGATGTCTAGCAACCAAAAACTGCACTGCTCCGTTTGAGGCAGACGTCGCGCTAGAGAGAGTAGGATCAATTTTAAATCCTGCGTTCTTTACTAACCCTGTGTTTTGTGTGCTTTGAATATCTGTTGTCGTCTCATTTGCACCGGCTCCGAGTACTCTTACGAACGTTAGCGCTGTTCTATTAGCAAGAAATGCTTCTACGGCATAGGGTCCAAATCTCTCTGAATCCACCGCTCCGAATTTATTGATAAAATCAGCTGTGCTACCAACTGTGACAGGGATGAACGCAGGACCTTTCTGGGCGGTACCTACGACGCCTGCGGGGGTTCCCACGGTTTCCGTTTGTCTTTGAGATGCATCGATCTCACGTTCGAAAAAACCGGGTGATCTAAATGTTTGTTCGGCCATTAGTCAGGTCTCCTGGATCTTAAGCTATCACAAATAACTATTCGGTGAGATAGCGAAATGTCTTTTATTACAAAATCAATCTTCAAGTAGTTTCCCCAAGTCAATCGCAATTCCCTCGGGCTCCTTAAGTCCAAACCTAAAAACGGTCTCTCCTTTATTAGGAGTTGATGCGGACATTAAGATAAACCTTTTCTCTTTTTTACCTGTGAAGGGGTCTATATCAGTAATTATAGCGGTGGGACTCGAATTGCCCAAATCAGATTCTTTACCGCCGATAGAAGCTACAGGACTTCCGGGAAAACCAGTGGTAATAGATGGCGCAGAGGCCGCTATTGATGCCGGCGGGTTACCATCTATATTTGTTTGCAAATCCTGTAATACGTATTGAAATGGGTCACCTGACGATATCGCGGCCGATGGTACAGGAGTAGGAGCTCCGCGGCCTGATGATGAAACGTCGAAAGAAATATCTGGCGCGGACACAGTTTTTCTAAACGGGACTGGCATTCCAGGCTCTTGAGCTGCGACGAGATAGGCAGTAACCGACATATTAAATGTGTACTTAACTAATCTTTCAGCGTCAGTAAAATCATCAAAATTATTTTGTGGGCTTAAGCTTGCGTCAACATACGCTGTAAATCTATAGCCTTCAGCAGTTTCTATAACGTAGGTCCTACGGCGATTCTCTACATACCCATTCATCATAACGGTAAGCATAGAGTTCATTTGCTGCGTGTACTGAGACCAGAATGTTATTTCATAGCTTGCAGTGTATTGCTTTATCGGTGGAATCTCTATAAACTCAAATATATTTTTTGAAATATTAGGAGAAAGTACAGTTCCACTTCGTGCTGAGACAGTAATCGGAGGAGCAGATCTTCTAGTGGCCACGCGGCCGGGGGTAGTTGATCCGCCAAGACCAGCTGTAGTAGATGCGCTAGGAGATA